GGTCGGCCTAGGATCAACGAGAGCGAGCGGCAGGTCCTGCGGGCCACCCTGACGCCATCAGCACCGCCTGTCACAGGGGTGCTTACGGCGGACGAGTGGGCAGCAGCCTTTGCTCCAGGAGCCCGCGTTAAGCGTGATATTGTTTCGGCCGCACTCGAGGCCTCCGCTATCGAACGAGCTGGAGTTGGGCCGGACGCCGAGCTTCGCCCCGGGGCTTTGCCCGAGGCCGCTCGCTTCGCGCGGGACCCTCGAATCCTCGCGCCAGAGGCCCTCCTGAGCGAGCTGGATCTCCTGCCCAAGGCACCCAAGATCCGGAAGGGCCGCATCGGGACTTCGTCCCCGCCAGAGTGGATTCGGGACCTCAATGCCTCGGACATAGCAGCGCTGACGCTGCCGAGGGGAACCCATGCTCCGACGCTTAAGCGAATCCATTCCAGCCACCATGCCCTCGCGCGGTGCCTTGCCACCGGCATGAAACAGGGTGACGCGGCCCACGTGGCAGGCTATTCCGTCGCGAGGGTGGCACAGTTAGTCGATGACCCCACTTTCAGTGCTCTCGTTGCCGATTACCGAGAGGATACCAAGTCGATCGTAGCGGATATGACCGAGCGGATGGCAAATCTGTCTATGGATGCACTCGAAACTATCCATGATCGACTTCAAGAGGACCCAAATCAGTTCTCCCTTTCGTTCCTCCTAGAGATGGCCAGAACCTTCGCAGACCGTACGGGCCATGGCCCAGGGTCGAAGATGGAGATTGGCCTGACCGCGGAGGCTATCGATCGGCCGCCACGAGAGACTCATGACGAATGGGTTAAGAGGCGTAAAGACGAACTCGATTCCTCCGACGATGTGGTCTCCCCAGCCGGGACCACAGACGGCAGCAATTACCGCAGACTGGTGTCCTGAACTTTTCTACGGTGGCGCCGCCGGAGGTGGGAAATCCGATTATCTCTTGGGGGATTTTCTCCAGGACGTGCCAACCTATGGTCGGCGTTGGACCGGCATCCTCTTCAGGCGAACGTACAACGAGCTTGAGGAGTTGATTCGGAGGTCCCACGAAATCTATCCACAAAGTGGTGCGGTGTGGCATGAGCAGCCAAAAACATGGACCTGGAACAATGGTGCCAGCCTCAAAATGCGATATCTTGAGCGGGAGGCCGATGCCACTCGATACCAAGGCCATGCCTACACTTGGATCGGGTGGGACGAACTCACGCAGTGGGCTGGGGATTACGCCTACAAGTACCTCCGCGGACGCCTACGATCAGCCCACGGAGTCCTGACCCTCCGGATACGAGCCGCCGCCAACCCAGGTGGAGTTGGTCACCATTGGGTTAAAGCCTACTTTGTCGACCCTTGCTACCAGGGATATAAGCCAATTCGCGACCCAGTTACTGGAATGGATCGAATCTTCATTCCCGCGCGGCTGCGTGACAATAAGATCCTCCTCGACTCCGACCCAGGATACGCCGGCCGTCTTCGAGGGCTTGCAAGTGATGCTATGGTGCGCGCTTGGCTCGACGGAGATTGGACTATCATTGAGGGTGCATTCTTCGATTGCTGGCGCTACGAGCGACACGTAGTGGAACCTTTCGCCATTCCAGCCAGTTGGGCTCGGTTCCGATCGATGGACTGGGGATCGGCCAAACCATTCAGCGTCGGATGGTGGGCGATAGCCGACGACCTCCACATTCTTAAGGAGTCCCGCCGCCGCATCCCTCGTGGCGCCCTCGTGAGGTACGCGGAGTGGTATGGAGCGTCCGGCCCTGACAAAGGGCTGAAGATGGATGCGGAGCGGGTTGCGGAGGGCATCGTACGACTCGAACGGACAGTGCTTCCGCGGTTGCGGTATGGGGTGCTCGATCCCTCAGCGTTTCAGGAGGCCGGGGGTCCATCGATCGCTGAGCGCATGAATAGAGTGCTCGCAAGGGACAAACTCGTACCATTCAAGAGAGCGGACAACTCTCGGGTTAGTGCCAAGGGCGCCATGGGAGGCTGGGACCAACTCCGGGCGAGGATGATGGCCGAGCCGGAGCCCATGATCTTTTGTTTCTCCACGTGTACGGACAGTGTTCGGACGGTCCCGGCAATGCAGCACGATCGGGACCGGCCTGAGGACGTCGATACCGGGGGTGAGGATCACGCTCCGGATGACTGGCGATACGCGGCAATGAGCCGACCGTATCTGCGGCCACTGAGTACGACGGAGGCCAGGGTGGACATCGGGTATTCCACTTATCGGCCCCCCAATGCAGGCGACTGGAAATCGTATTGAGGAGAGCGTCATGACGGGTCTTGGAGAGTATCGGGTTGGGATCGACTTTAATCCTAGCGGGGACGAGAGAGTGAACGAGGTAAAGAGTGTCGCTGCCCACCTCATTAACATCTACGCCGAGGGCGCTAAGAGCGTCAATGATCCAGAGGTTAAACGATTGTGGGCACTGGCCCAAACCCATGCCGAGGACTCTGCAATGTGGGCAGTAAAGGCATTGACAAAGAAGCCAATGGGCGCCTGAGGCGTCCGCAGTTAGGAGGGCGCCAAGCGCCATGGCCTACGGTGAGGCAAGCACTGAATACTGGACCCTGTCGGATCTCAAGCAGGCGTATCTCGATTACATCAACTGCAAGCAGCCGGAGATCAGCGAACAGCAGAACTCTCGGCGGTACCGGCACGGAGTGCAGTGGACGCAGAAGCAAATCTCGACGTTTAACCAGAGAAAGCAGCCAATCATTACGTATAATAGGATTTCCAGGAAAATAGATTCTATCGTGGGCCTCATCGAGCGGTTTAAGCAGGACCCGAAGGCTTTCCCCAAGAAACAAGGCGATGATGCGGCCGCTGAATTGGCCACCGCTTGCGTGCGGTCGGTCGTTGAGGCCGATCTGAAACAAAATAAGCTTCCGTTTATCGCGGAGCAGGCTGCAATTGATGGGTTTGCTGGGGTGGAATTGAAGTTAGTGCAACACAAGAAGTTGGGAATGGATATTTCGTTCGCTATCGTTCAAAATGACGAGTTTTTCTACGATCCTCGGTCGATAATGCACGACTTTAGCGATACGCTCTATCGCGGAACATCGAAGTGGGTCGATTTGGAGGTGGCAATACAGCAGTTTCCGTCCATGGAGCTAGCACTTCGTGCGTCCTGCGAGTACGGATCGTCACTAACGACCAGTTCGGACAGGGAAAATCGGTGGTTTGACTCGGTCGGCGGCCGGAGGAGAGTGCGGATATCGGATTGCTGGTATCGGCACAGCGGTGGATGGTGTTGGTGTCTGTTCACCGGTACCATGAAGTTGATGGAGGGCCGGTCGTACTTCGTAGATGACGACGACGAGGAGATCTGCAAGTACCGAATGTTCTCCTGCTTCATTGATCAGGACGGAGATCGTTACGGGTTCATCCGGAATCTCCTGGGTCCGCAGGACGAAATCAACCAGCGACGATCAAAAGGGCTTCATGAGTTGAATTCGCGGCGAATTAAGGCTGAGGAGGGGGCTTTCAATGACGTTGAGGCAGCGCGTCGAGAGGCTGTCAGGCCTGATGGAGTCGTTCTCTACAACAAAGACTTCGTTGCGGAGTTCGATGACCAAACACGACTGGCGAATATGGAGGGTAATCTCAAGTTCTTGGAGGAGGCGAAGAATGAAATCGAGAATTTCGGCCCAAATCCGGCACTTATTGGTCAGGGACTAGAGTACAAGAGCGGCAGGGCCATTTCTATGCTCCAGCAGGCCGGAATTTCGGAGTTGGGGCCGTTTATTGTGAACTGGCGCATCTGGAAGTTGGATCTTTATCGAGTGATTTGGTCGGCGGTCAAGAAATACTGGACCACACCTCGCTACATTTCAGTTATGGACCCTGACGGCGTCCAACAGTTGGTTGCAATCAACCAGATGATGCCTGGACCGGGGGGATTTCCGCAGTTAGTCAATCAGGTGGCAGTTTTGGACGTCAACATTGCTATGGATGAGGGTCCGGATGAGGTTAACATGATGGCCGATGCCTATGATACGCTCGGGGCTATGGCTACCCAGGGCGCCAACGTGCCTCCTGCAATCCTCATCGAGTTGAGTCCACTGCCAGCGAGTAAGAAAAAGAGGTTGATGGCGATGCTGAATCCGCCGCCGTCACCTCAGCAAGAGGCGGCGCAGCAACTTCAGATACAGGGTGCAGTTGCGCAGGTGGATGAGACTCGGTCGAAGGCCGAACTTAATCGGGCGAAGGCACAGGAGACCGCTCAGGGTGGCGCTCACGGCATGCTCGAACGAGAGTACGATCGGCGATCGAATCTGGAGAAGGAGGCCATCAAGGCTCAGGGCCGGGAGCAGGAACACCAATATCAAATGAGTGAGTTGGCCACGCAGGCTGCCCTCTCGCATCAGGATCACTCCAATACTCAGGCAGAGGGCGCCACACAGGCCGCGCTCGCACATCAGGTACACCGCCATGCCATCGCGCAGGCGGACAAAAAGATGGACACTATGATTCTCGACCACCGCAATAAACTTGCGCAGTTACGCAGTCAGCAGGGCGCTGGTCCGCCGGTCGCCAGCTGAAACCCCCGATCGAGTGTTAATCGGCCACTCGGTCGGGGGCTCTAGCAGTAGGAGGGCAGGATGCCATTGGTGAAGAGTGCTTCGAAGGCTGCGGTAAGTGAGAACATCCGACGGGAGATCTCTGCCGGCAAGCCACAGAATCAGGCTGTCGCGATAGCGCTGGAGAATCAGCGGCGTGCGAGAGCTGGGAAGTTCCGGCGGCTTCGTCCGGGCCAATACAAAGGGAAGTAAGTCGTGCCTCCAATTAGAAGGCCGCCAAAACTTCGACTACAATCGCTGAGTAAGTTCCCAGCGAGGGTAGTAGCTACGAACGGCGTGCAGGTCGGTCGTTCGAATGGGACCTATCGATTCCAGCAGGATATCGGTGGACTAACTGAGAGCCTCACACCGGCTCCTGGGATGTTCGTGGCGGTTTGGGACCCGGTAAATGGGGTCTATTGGAAGATCGATGTTCAGACGTTGGTCAGTGGAGTAACTCCTGACCTCGATCCGACCCTGCAAGCTATTGCGGCGCTTACTCCAACCACAAATCAGAGCATTTATTTCACGGGGACG